AACAGTTGAACGTGGTTCATCGAAGTATGCGGGTAAAGGACAACCTTTGAAATTTTCTATCTCTTTAATAGATAAAACAAACATAGTCGCAAATCCAAGACAAAAAGCAAAAAGCATCTGAGGAAAGTTATAGTTTCCCATATATGCTGTAGGATCAGGTTCATCATCGTGAGGATGAATCTGTTTTCTTATTTGATCTATTCTTTTTTGTTTCTCCTTTTCTTTGTCATCCATTTTAACCTCGGTATCTACCTGGCCATGTTAGTTGCATACCAGCAATAAGCAATGAAATGAAAGCAAATACAAACAATAAACTCATGCTGGAAAATCCCAATCAGTAATACGGTCTACTTTATATTGTGGTCCCCATCCACCAGTGTAGATGTAAGGGACAGTGCGAATTGGACAAGAAGTACCAGTACACAGAAGGTCATCTACGATCCTCCAAGATTCCATTACCTCATCGGCGTGGACAAAGTGTGATTGATCCCCTTGGATTGCATCGTATAAGAGTTTTTCATATCCATCAATTGCTCTGTCTTGGGGATATCCGTGCGTAAGGGTAGCGAGTTCAAGATCATCACCAAGACCAGGGGACTTAATATCCATGCGAATATCCAGATGAGGATTAGGTTGAAGACGGATGACGATACGATCGTTAATTTCTCCTTCATATAACTTTAGCGGTGGTGCTTTAAGTTTGATAACTACTTCCACACATCCATAGGGCATCTTCTTGCCAGTCATAACGTTGAAAGGTACTCCCTCCCAACGCCAGTTATCGACGAATAAAGTCCCAGCAAAATAGGTAGGAGTACCACTGTTAGGATCAACGCCCTCTTCATTACGGTAGCCATCGTATTGTCCAAGAATAAGATTTGTGCCTAGTCTAGTCGCGGCAAGCACTTTTGTCTTCTCACGTCTTACTTCCCTAGCATTCATCTTGCTAGGTGGTTCCATAGCAACTAATGCAAGAACCTGTAAAATATGGTTCTGTAACATATCACGAACTGCACCAGCAGTTTCATAATATTGTGCTCTTCCATCACAACCGATAGTTTCAGTTGCAAAGATTTGTACTTCTTCTATGTACTGACGATTCCAAAGTGGTTCCAACAAAATATTGCTAAACCTAGTAGCGAGAATGTTATTAACAGTATCTTTACCAAGATAATGGTCAATGCGATAGACTTGTTTCTCGCGTAAATGTCGCTCCACCACAGACTGTAGATTATCAGCAGATTTATAATCGTGTCCAAAGGGTTTTTCGATAACCACCCTGGACCTGTCTGGGTCATTGAGTTTTCCTGCTTCTTTGAGATTGACGATAGCATTCTCATAACGTTCTGGTGGTACGGATAAGAAGTAAGTATTATCTTCCAGATAATCTGGCAGATGTGTCAGAGTCTCTGGCATATCCAAATCTGTTCTGATGTAATCCAGATGATGCAAAAATTCCTCTGGATATTCTCCAAGAGATTCCTTCCACATTTGTGCGGTAGGTTCTCTTCTAGCAGAACCAGTAATAACAAAGTTCTCTGGGAGTAAACCTTTCTTCCAGAGATTATAAAGTGCGGGAATAAGTTTCTTCTTACAAAGGTCTCCCGTTGCTCCGAAGATAACTATCCCTTTAGTGAGCGGTTCCGTTTCCATCGTATTTGTCTGTTTCGTAGTAGTTATTTTCACCTTTTCGTATCCCGAAATATATCGTGGATAGTACAAACGGTATTGAAATCCAGGTGAGTGCATTACCTAACATCGTGTCCTCCGAACATTGCTCTCATTCCATTCAGAACCTTGGACGTGAAAGCACCCAAACGGCGTGACTCAAAACGTGCCCACAGCGCACTGCTGATAACAGGAGCGGGTACGCCAAGATCCACAGCAGCGTGAACCGTCCAACGACCCTCACCACTGTCTGATACTCCACCATCGAACTTGCTAAGCTCTCGATCGCTCCGTAGAACATCAGCGGTAAGATCGAGTAACCAAGAACCAACCACGCTCCCACGACGCCATAACTCAGCCACTTCAGAAACGTCAATATCATATTGATAATCCATAGGATTCTCCATCGGAGCCACCTCAGCATCACCTGCCTTGACGTACTTGCTCCCAGCATTAGCTTCATGCAGGATATTAAATCCTTCTGCGTATGCTTGCATGATTCCATATTCTACACCATTATGAACCATCTTTACAAAGTGACCTGCTCCAGGTGGTCCACAATGCAACCATCCGTGTTCTGCAGATGTCTCACGACTCAAAGGATCAGTGCGATGGGCAGATCCAATACCTGGTGCGAGTGCCCTGAAGATAGGAGAGCAGACGGATACTGCAGTATTTGAACCACCAACCATAAGACAGTATCCACGCTCCAGACCGTAAACACCACCACTAGTACCACAGTCAAGATATTGGATGCCCAGTTTAGACAACCTTTCTGCCCTGCGTCTAGAGTCTTTAAAATTGGAATTGCCATGATCAATAATAATATCACCTTCCACACAAAATTGTAATAACTCATTAAGTGTGTCCTCTACTGTTTCTGCTGGTACGACCATCATAAAAATACCAGGTACTTTACCTGCTGATGATCCATTATGAACTACTTGAACAAGGCTTTCCAGAGAAGTGGTACATCCACTAATATAACCCTTCTCATATTGTTCTTGAGCTTTTGCATAATTGTTTCTGTATCCATGAACTTCGATGCCTGCTTTGATCATACGGCGAGACATACCCTCACCCATTCGTCCTAATCCGATTAAACCTACTTTCATTTGATCAACTCCATTGCTTTATGTAGTTCTCTTGAATGCTCTAATTCATCATTTAAAATTTCAAGAATTTTATCATCATGACCATTGAGTGCCAGATATTTTGCATACGTTGTAGCAGCATGAATTTCTATTTCATATGACAGATGGTATGCAGACTTAGGAGCCAACCAGTAATAAGCCACATTGATCCAATAATAGGCAAGTACGAGGTGTCTGGCAAAAAAGCGATCCACCCAATAAGCACTACCACCCCTGCTTTCCATATATTCCAGGTGTTCTGTTTCGTTAAGAGTTTGAGCAAAATGTTCCTCCATTAGATAAATGTGTTCTGGTCCACGTAATCCCAATGATTCTCTAAAATGCAACACACTCAAAAATGCAAAATAAGGTGCCCGAGCAATCTCCTCAAGCACCCAGAATCTTTGATAATCTCTACCACGATAGAGATAATCAATAATTGAAATTGTAAATGAAAGAACAAAGGAATTAATTTTCTTCATATTCATCCTCATATAAAGGACATGGTTCTTCAAAAAGATGTTGCATTCTAAGTTGTTTAATGCGTTCTTTGAGTCCTTTATAGAACTCCCTCTTTTCGTCTTCCGTCATTTAGTTTTGCAGTGTTATTTTTAACCACGGAAAAATAGGATCTATCACTCCAATGAGTCGAAGGAGACCCTCAGCAAAAAGTGCAAGAACAACCCAACCAACACACATTGAAATAATCGAAGCATTACGATTGTGTTTTCGTATGGCATCATCAATCATCTCCTGACACTCTTCTTTAGTAACATAATGTACGGGTTTAATTTCATCCATTCTGTGACTCATCGTTCATCATTCGGTCCATAGGATCCGGTGATCCACTCACAATTGCACATGCTCTTTTATAAAAAAAATTATCTGTATTTCCTGATGCCTCGAAGGTCTCTTTGACTTTCACCCAATTATTATAGGTGTGCTCGTCCATGTGTTTTAGTTTGAAATACTTACTAGCTATAATAGTTAGTACCTAGTATTTGTCAACTTTGTTATGATTTCCTAAAAGTGTTTAAGGAATTATAAAGAAACGGAAAGTCAGGGATTCGAACCCTGGGTGCTGTTAACACGCTTGTTTTCAAGACAAGTACCTTAAACCACTCGGTCAACTTTCCAAATTTTATCGAACCTCAAAGTTCAGTTTACGAACCTTGCGTTGTCTTCTTTGTTCTTGCCACTCAATATCTTGTTGAGTCAGAACACCCCTTTTATTTTTGGGTTGATTGGAGTTTAACATAACAACTTGTGATAAGTCAACTCCAGATATTCTATCTCCACGAATCGTTGCCATATTTGGGCAACCACAAGAGACCGTCTTGCTTGGATGCCCTTCCAATTCCTTTCCACAGGAACGACACCTTACCTTTATTCTTTCCATCGTAAAACTATATACGTCTTCAGTTTTCAGTTATTTATCTTTTTTATTTCTACATTCCAACATATACTCTACAGTATTAGCAACATCTTCCATTGCATCACGCAACATTGGTTGTTGACCAGAGTGTTGTTCTAGTTTTGTAACTCCGTTTTTGAACTCTTCAGATAGAGTCCAACGCCACTGAGACATACTTTTTGAATACCACAGATTAATCTTCATTAGGTAATCGAGATTCCAATGTATCTAGTCTACCTTGTAATCTGGCAATTTCACGGGTTAACTGCATATGCTCATTTTCCATATCTTCTAGACGATACTGAAGACGTTCTACAAGATCATAGAGAGTTTTACATTCGGCAATGTTTTGTTCTCCCCTATCAGATTCATCATAAAACCATTCTAACATTTTTTGTACTTTCTTTTTCATAAAAAAAGGGGAACAATAGTTCCCCATTATACGGTTTTTAGTTAATAGTGTCAACGGCAGCAAGTGCTTTCTGCCGAAGAGACTCTGGGAGAGGTACATAACCCAGAGAATCTGAAAGACCTTGCGACTTCTCACTCAGCATATAACGAAGAGTTTCCTTAACACCAGGAGCAGATTCGGGATAGGCAAGGATCCAAGTCAATGAAACAATCGGGTAAGCATTATCACCAGCAGGGTTAGGGTCAGCCCCACGAAGCTGATCGTCAAGTACAATCTTACTAAGTCCTGCAGCAGAGGTCTCAGCATTTGCTTTGACGAAGTTTCCTGCTTTGTTTTGAAGAGCAACCTGTTGGAACTTTCCACCATTTACATAACCATAGTTCAGATAACCGATGGCACCTTCCAATTGTTGGATACCAGCAGCAACACCACTGTTACCTTTACCACCAATACCAACTGGCCACATAACAGACTTACCAGTGCCAACCTTTTCCTTCCATTCAGGAGAGAAAGCAGACAGAGAGTTGGTAAATCCTTTGGTGGTTCCTGAACCATCAGAACGCCACACAGTTGTGATCTTCTTATCGGCACAACCAAACTCAGACCAGTTAGTGATCTTACCAAGGAAAACATCAGCGAGTTGTGTCTGAGTCATCTTTGCTTCACAACCAGGCATATTGTAAGCAGGAACAATGGCACCACCAGTCATTGGGACGTGAATCATAGGCAGTTTCTGCTTGGCATCACTCACAGCACCATCACTGGCTCCAAAATCAACAGTCTTAGCAGTGTACTGACGAACACCGGCACCACTACCAACTGCTTGATAATTCACACGATTTCCAGTCTCCTGTGCCATAGTTTGGAACCAGGAGTTATACAGAGGAGCAGGGAAAGTAGCACCTGCTCCATTCAGTGTAAAGGATGTTTTCTCTGCGCTACTGCAGGCAACCATCAGAGGGGTGGCAGCAATAACTGCTGCGAGTGCTTTAAGTTTCATTTATTTCCTATCAGAACTTGTACTTGGTGCCAACTTCAACTTTCCAATCACGGGTGCTATCTGATTGAAAGATGTTCTCCCACTTACCATAAGCAGAAAAAGAATCAGTAATCTTAACTTTGCTACCAACTTCCAGTGCAGTGAAAGTTTCAGAATCACCACCATCAGGATAGGTAACACCAACACCACCTTCGATGTAAGGAGTCAGAGCACCATACTTGGTTTCGTATCCCACACGACCTTGATGAACTGCTTTAGAAAAATCTTCGTCAGTGCCTTTAAATTCGTGCTTGGACTCGACATAAGGACCAGCCATAGCAGGTGTCGCCAGGGCAGTCATTGCCAGTGCGGCAAGTGCTTGCTTTTTCATTTGTAATACCTCTGTGTATTTCTTTTGGTTTACTTCAAAAGTATAACAGGAAAATTGAATCCTGTATTTAAGATCAAGTTAACTTGATTTAAGGCAAACCGAGTTATATAGAGAGGGTTAATCTTAATTTAACTAACCCTAAAACAAGACATAAAAAAAGCACCTCCTTTATGAGGAGGTGCTGATTTTAGTGTGTGCTAAAATCAGAAGTTCCAGGTTGCACCGATCTTAGTGCCGTAACCGGTATCATCAGCACCGTCAACAGCAGCAAAACTGATTTCACCATAGACACTCAGTGCTTCCGTGACAGGAACACTTGCACCAGCCTTACCAGTGAATGCTGCTTCAGTGTCTTCACCGTCCACAGCAACCAGACCGGGACCTGCTTGGACATACCAGGAAGCAACACCTGCCTCACCAGCATAACCTACATGAGCTTCTGTGGTCGTGCCCAGATAATCCGATCCTGCGAATCCAGAGTTTGCTTCTACGTTCACGTAGGGACCTGCAAGGGCAGCGCCTGCGGACATAGACAGAGCAGCAGTTGCTGCGAATACAGATTTGATCATTTGTTTAAACCTCGTTTTTTACTTGCGGAATGTTTACCCGCAGATGAAAAGGGAATCGACATTTCCCTGTTGTTACCTTTTGTTATAATATTACAAAAGGTAAAGTATTTATACTTAGTATAAATTCTGGTTTTACGGTTAACCAGAAAGCGGGAGATCGGGTTCGAACCGACGACATTCAGCTTGGAAGGCTGACGTTCTACCACTGAACTACACCCGCAGGTGGTGGGGATTGCTCCCCTGACACTTCCTTCACACGGACAGGAGTATCATATAACAATCATTTTAGATTGTCAAGCCTACCGACGGACTTGAACCGACGACCTGAGCTTTACAAAAGCCCTGCTCTACCAGCTGAGCTAGGTAGGCATACATTACACTTATCCGAATGCTTGCTATGGGGCATCACACCCAACATTCTGACAGTTTGTAATGGAGTAGGACAGGGATCCACCCTGAACATCCAAAGGGGGTTGATTCCAAACGTGCAGGACAATGATGGTCCTGTTGCTGAGTGGCACCTTTGGTTGGAACGTCTCAAGTTCCTAACTCCCCCGGCAGGATTCGAACCTGCGACCCAACGATTAACAGTCGTTTGCACTACCGCTGTGCTACAGAGGATTGTTTGCCTTTTCTTCTTTGATGGTCTTGAAGTAAAGACTATAATATCTTTTCTTCATATTGTCAATGTCATTCATATCTTCTCCAAATCCCATATACTTGAGATGTTGGTAAACACCTTCCATCTCTCCTATGAGGAGAAGGAGATTGATAGAAGTTCGTGGTCTCCCACCAAACTTGTAACTATTGTGATTGCCTGAGTCGAATGTGTTCTTCACGGTGACAATTTGCACAAAGTATAGAACATTTATCCAACTCAGTTTTTATTTTTTTCCAACTCCAAAGTCGTATCTTATTCCAAGATGCTTCTTTTTGTGTCGGATCAAGATGATGGAACTCTAGCACATCAGGATACTTATTATATCCACAGTGTTCGCATTTTCCACCTTTGTATTCAACAGCATCAAGTTTTCTTTGCTGCCATCGTTGGATACAATACTGATTAAATTCGGATTTTTCTTCCTCAGTCATCAGTTTATATGCCTTTCCCATTTGCTTAGAATAAATGTTTCTAATCTATATAGGAAAGACAACAGGCACGGCTGGGGTCGAACCAGCAATCTACCGCTTAGAAGGCGGGGGCATTATCCATTATGCTACGTGCCCCAGTAGAGAGGTGGAGATCAGTTTGTCGATCTCTCTTACTGTTTTACCTCTCGTGGTGTGTGTCTCAGGTCTCCCTTCAACTCGTTTATTATAGTGCCTCTTGCCCTGTGCGTCAACCCTCTTCTGGGACTACAACTTCAGGTCCTGCTTCTGCTTCTTCGGTGACTTCAGGTTCTGGCAGTTTGACTCCAACTGCTTCCAGATACTCAATAGCACCCAAAGTCTTAAGAAGAACTTCTCTAGTTCTTGCAGATTGTCCTTGAATATTTTCTAACTGTGTCGAAAGATTATTTCTTTGCTCAATTAATTGTGAAAGATGTTCTTGTTGTTCGTTCATCGTATTGTTCAGTACTTATCGATTTATTTATAAATTTTTATAAGATAAATAATTTCAAATTGCTGATAGCAAATAATGAAAAAAGCACTGATTGCTTTTGGTATGCTTTTGATGGCGGCACCTGCTAATGCCGATATTACTCATAAACTATCCTCTAGTGTTCAACTGACTGTCGATAGTCCTGTTGTTCAAACTAACAGAATCGGTTCTACATATTCTGTAAGTGGTAACAACATTACCCCATCAACTGTAGGTGGACTTGGTTCTCTTACTGCAGGAAGTGCAGTTGGATATACCCCAACCGCATATGGTCTCACCACCGATGGTAGTGCATATACTTTTACAGAATCTTTCATTGAAGGTGATGTAACCACAACGGCACAAACCACTTTGAGCACTGGTCAGTTTGCTGCTCCAGTTCTGCAGGGTAACTCCTCAACATAT